ATCTTCCTGATGACATGGGAAAAATAATTGCTTATGAAGTTATCAATGATGGGCAAACTTTTAAGAAGGGCGATATTTTAACAAAAACAATAGATCAAATCAAAATCCTAGAAGGTAATAAATAATATGAAATCAAATTTAAAATTCGATACAAAAAACCTCATAGCTGAAGTCTCCATCTCCAACATAATGGAGGAAGACGAAGCTGAAATGCATAGCGAATATATGAGCGAGTGTATGCTCAAAGACGAATCTTTGATCAACACTGCCGGAATGACTACAAGTGATGCTAAATATATGTGCGGCATGTCATATATGAAGAATCGCTCGATGCTTACTGAAATGGCTGGTCAGTTGACAGAAAAACAAAAAACCCTACCTCCAGCACTTCAAAAAGCTATTCTAAAAAAGATGCAAAAAGAAGGCAAATTAAACGACGAAGGCAAGAAAGAAGCTGGCGAATCACCAGAAGCTGAAAAGTCTGAAGCTGCTCAAGTAGCCGTTTTTCCAGAAACCCCTACCGCTCCATCAGGAAATATTACTCCAGATGCAGCCATCGAAGGCTTAAGTATAGACGAAAAACTAAAATTGCAACAGCAAAAATCCGCTATTAAAAACCCTGATCTTCAGAGTGCTGGCTTCAACCCAAAAGCTTAATAAAAAATAAATCAAAATAAACCGCTGGGAAACCAGCGGTTTTTTGCTGTTGACATCTCTGGTTTTCATGCTACCCTATCGAGGATGAATAAAAGAGAGTTGCTAAGAAAGCTTTTGCATATTCCTCAAAAAGTGCCTGTTTCATTTTGGGGAAAACAGTTTAGAATATTAAATTCTCTACTAAAGAAGTTTCCTGATTTAAAATTCTGGGAACAGCTTGTCGTAGTTAAAGTCAATTGTTTGACTTTATATGCAGGAGAAGACGCGAACGGTATCGCAGATAAATATAAGAAATATATTTTTCAACCTGAATTCAAAAATACAGAAGTTCAGATTGGCGAAAAGACTGGACAAGACTACAATATTAGTATAAAACCTAAGACAGTTAAAGACTTTTTAAAATGACTAAGAAAACAAAAGAAGTAAAAGTAGAAACAGAAAGCGGCAAAATAATCACTTCTCAAGATCAACTAAAAAGTTTCTTGAAGAACAATAAAGATTCGCATTATAATTTTGAAGAGAGTATAGAGTATAAAATTTCTAGCGGAAGCCTTCTTCTTGATTACTTTTTAAATGGTGGCATTGGTACTGGGCTGCATCGTTTCTGCGGCATCAATGAAGGCGGCAAAACTAGCTGTGCGCTTCAATTCATGAAGAACTTCTTAGATCAACCTAAGAAGCGTAAGGGCTTTTATATTAAAGCTGAAGGGCGATTGAGCAAGGAGATGATTGCCCGTTCTGGAGTTAAATTTGTATTTAATGATGACGAATGGGTGGAAGGCACATGTTTTGTATTTGAATCTAATATTCATGAAACAGTATTTGATTCAATGCGAGAACTAGTCGGAAAAAACGATGAAAAGATTCAATATTTCTTTTTACTCGATTCTGTCGATGGCTTGATTCGTAAAGGTGATTTAGAAAAGACTTTTGAAGAATCTCAAAAAGTTGCCGGTGGCGCAGTTATTGCCGCCGATCTAATGAAGCGCATGTCCATTGCGTTGCAAAAACGCGGTCATGTTGCGGTATTCGTTTCTCAAGTTCGCGCTGATATCAAGCTCGATCCTTATAGCAAGGCTCCAATTCGCCAAACTACAGCTACAGGCGGAAACGCTTTACTACATTTTGCTAATTGGATTTTTGAATTTGATTCTCGCTTCAAGGGTGATTTGATTCTTGAAGATCCCACCGCTTCTTATGACGAACAAAAGAATCCTTATCTAGGTCATTTTGTAAAAATTATAGTTAAAAAGTCGCCAAATGAAAGAACTAACTGTACTATTCGTTATCCTATTAAGTACGGAAGAAAGAACGGAACGTCAAATTGGATCGAAAAGGAAATCTTTGACTTTCTAACTATGTGGGAGATCGCCATTAAAAAGGGAGCTTGGATTAGTTTCGACGAAGAGTTTCTGAATATTCTAAAAGAAGCTGGGTTCACAGACTTTCCTGCTCAGATTCAAGGGTCTGCTAAATTTGAACAGATGGTCAACAACAACGAAAAGTTGAAATCGTTTTTCTTTAAATACATCAGTGAAAACTTATTAAATTTTGGCGATGGAATTTCTATCACTGAGTAATAAAAAAAGACGTTGCAAGAATGCTCGCAATTATTTAATTGATTGGAGCGCGAATAGTCGTAGTAAATTTCAAACAGAAGCTAAGAAATTTTTAAGCAACTATTGGCAACAGAATATTGTGTTTGAAGAGTTTCCAATAGTTGGAACTCGTCTTACCTTGGACTTTTATAACGCTAATAAAAAGATAGCTATAGAAGTTCAAGGCAGACAACACACTGGATTTGTTAAGTTCTTCCATACAAATAGAATGAATTTTCTTCATCAACTCGATAGAGATAAGAAAAAAGAACGTTTTTGTAAACTTAACAAAATTACACTTGTAACTATATTTGAAAACGATACTATAAATAAAGAGCTTTTCGAGAGTCAAGGTGTAATATTATAATATGAAGAGAGATTCACAATCAGAGAATTTTAAACAGTTTAAAATTCCTGAAAACTATTTTAATAAACTCTATGAGTTTACTGGTTCCGATGAGTCCTCCAAAGGATTTATAGTGGCTTACGTCTCTCAAGATGGATGCCCAATGATTTATACCAAAGTCTCCAACCCAATCGTTGAAATGGGACTCGTCAAAGCTCTCGAAAAATATTTAAACGAAGTGAACAATAGTCAAGATTCGATTGACATCACCGATGAAGAGTGATAATGTGCGGTTGGCATGATTTATTCGTATGATTTAGAGACTCAGTTGCTTGCTGGATTGATTAAATATCCAGAACGATATTCAGATGTCGCTGTTTTTATAACTGAAAAAGACTTTTGGAGCGAAAGTTCCAAAATTAATAGAACTATCTTTTGCGTGCTTCGTCAAGCAATCGATAACGGAGAAAAAATTGATGATGTAGTTATTTCTCAAAGAGTAAAGAACTTTGGAGTAACTTTCGAAGATAATATCAATCCATCAGATTATATTGAATCACTATCTCTTAAAAAGCTATCTCCAGAATCAATTATTAGCGTTGCTAAAGAATTAAAGAAATACACTATACGTCGCGAAATAGCGATGTGTGGAGCAGAAATAAACAAGAAGATGAAGTCAATATCTCCATCTTCTGATTACAACGTCATTATCGAGACCGCTGATAAGCTTTATAATGATCAGATCAATTTGTACGAAACTGGCAGCGATCAGCCAGAAAACATCTTTTCTGAAATGGAAGCTCTTATTGAAGAGCGAGGAAACAATCCAGTTACAGAATTTGGATTTGCTGGGCCTCATCCTAAAATTCAAGATATGTACGGCTCTCTTTTGAGACCGGGTAATATCACAGTTATTGTAGCTCGTTCAGGCGTAGGTAAAACTCAATTCTGTTTAGATTTCACTACAAAAGTATCTGAACAATACGAAGTTCCAGTTCTTCATTTTGATAATGGAGAAATGAGCAAAGAAGAACTTATTTTTAGACAATGCGCTGCAATGTCTAAAGTTCCAATGTATCTACTAGAAAGCGGCAACTGGCGAAAGGCTGGCGCAGAAGTTGTAGATAATGTTAGAGCAGTATGGAACACCATCAATAAACGCTACAAGCATTTATATTATTATAATGTAGGCGGAATGAGCGTTGATGCTCAGATCAGCGTTTTAAAAAGATTCTACTACTCCAAGATAGGTCGTGGAAATCCTATGATTTTTAGTTTTGATTATATTAAAACTACAAGCGAAAGCGGAGGTAATAAAACAGAATGGCAACTTGTTGGAGAAATGGTCGATAAATATAAACGCTGCATTCAGAAAGATATAGTAAGCGACAAAGGACCATGTATATCAATGATGACTTCTGTACAGTCTAATCGCGCAGGTATTGTCACGAACAAAAATTCATCAAGTATAACTGATGACGAAAGCATTGTTTCTCTTTCTGATCGTATTACTCAATTCTCATCTCACATGTTTATTCTAAGACAGAAAACATCTGATGAATTACAGAACGAAGTCAGCTTCGGAACTCATAAGTTTATCAACGTGAAAGCTCGCCATCTTGGCAAAGATATTGCAGGAGCTATTAATCCAGTAAAGCTCGCAGACGGTACTCTTAAAAAGAATTTTGTTAATCTTGAGATCGCTAACTTCTGTGTTTCAGAAAAAGGTGATTACAGAGATATAGTGGACGCTCTCGGTGCTAATGCAAATGTAATTAAAGATAACGATGACGACGTACCTAACCTCCATTAACAATCGAGCGGAAGTTATAGAAAAAACTTTGATTGATTTAGGATATCAATTATCAGATCGCGGCAAGTATTGGCAATGTAATGCTATTTATCGTGATGGCGACAACAGAACCGCTTTACAAATTTGGAAAGACACTGGAATCTGGAAAGATTTCGTTGCTAACACAACATATCAACCTTTTAAAAGATTACTTGAACTATCTTGTAAAGATGATTCTAAAATAGATGAAATTTTACATTCAATTAAGAACAACAACGATCCTTGTATAGAATCAATTAGAACGCCCAAAATGGAATCAGACCAATTTTTTGACCATGAAGAAGTAAAGACATTGCTTCCTCATTATGATTTTTACAATAAAAAAGCCATAAGTTCACAAACTCTTGAGCTTTATCGATCTGGTTTTTCAATGTCTGGAAAGATGAATGGCCGATTTGTGTTTCCGATATTCGATGAAAATAAAAAAGTAATAGGTATCAGCGGAAGACATTTGCTATGGAAACCAAACAGTTCCGCTCCTAAATGGAAACATATTGGCAGAAAAGGTAATTGGATATATCCTATAAATATTCAAGGAGAAGAAGATAATATATTCAAGAAAACTATTGAAGAAAAACGTAAAATAATTCTCGTTGAAGGAATCGGCGACAGTCTAGCTTTGTCGCAACAAGGTTATTATAATCATCTTGTTATTTTCGGTCTTGAAATCAGTTCTAAACAATTGTCATATCTAATGTCTTTGTCTGTGGACGAAATAATAATCTCCACAAACAATGATGCCGATAAAACTGACAATCGCGGCTTGCAAGCTGCTATTAAAATATTCTTAAAACTTATCAAATATATTGATATCGATAAGGTGAAAATCATGCTTCCCATCTGTAAAGATTTCGGTGAGATGTTGGAAAAAGATATTTCAATGGAAAGATGGGAAAACAAGAAAAGGAATAGAATAACTCAAGTGGAATACATTCTTGACTATGTGTATAATAACGACAAGGATAAGAAGGTTATTTCTATTCTTAAAGATTACCTAGAAAGCTTAAACCTTTGAAAGAAACATTATCAGCCAGCAAAATTAAAACGCTAAAATCCTGCTCATGGCAGTATTGGTGCAAATATATTTTAAAACTTCCAGACAAGACTAACTCTGGAGCTTTGATTGGAGATACTGTTCATATTATTCTTGAATGCCTTGGCTCTGCAAGACACAAGAGTCATTACAATAAGATAGTAAAGAATAAAGATATTTTTGCATCTAAAGCTATAAAAAGAATGGTGCATAAACACATTAAGAGAAAAAATCTTAATGAGACCACTGATTTAGAAAACATTCGTTTAATGGCTTTGAACGGTTTGACTTACGATTTCTTCGGAAAGAAATACGGCGAACCTACAGAAGTTGTGTCAGAAAAAGATTTTGAAATAGTTGTCCAAGAAGAAGGCATTGAATACAAAATAAAAGGATTTATAGATAAACTTTTTATCTATGGAAATCATGGAGTCGTACTAATAAGAGACTTCAAAACAAATAAAAAGAAATACGAAGGCAAAGAAGTTACTGATAATCTACAAGATTACATGTACACGCTTGCTATTAGAAAGCTTTACCCTGAATTAAAAGATGTAAAAATGGAATTCTTGTTTTTGAAACAAGATTTAAATGATGGTGGAGCCATGCCAATGCATCCCAAAGACAAATACGAGCTTTTGGGTTTTGAGCATGAGTTAAGTGGTTATCAAAAATATGCTGATTCTTTTGTGGAAAAGACCGCTACATCTAACATGGCCGCGAATCAAGGAATGCCAAAAGATGGCAGCTTTTCAGGAAAACTTTTATGTGGTTTCGCTAAAGAGCCTAATCAGATTAAAAAAGATGGAACCCCAATGTGGTATTGCACATATAAATTTGGATTTGATTATTATGCGATTGTAGACAAAGATAATAAGATTAAAAAATCTGCATTCACAAAAAAAGAACTAGAGAAAATAAAGCTTCAAGAAGGAGACAAGATAATAAAAAACAAATACGATGGATGTCCTTGTTTTAAACCTAAACCTGCTGAAACTCCTGATGATTTTGATGCTTTCGACCTTGACAAGTTTTAGTCTTTTGCTAAAGTGTATGCAGCATGCTGCCATTGTTTAAATCACACTTTAGTATAGGAAAATCTATACTAACTTTAGATGATCCAAAAAAAGTAACTGAAGGTGGATCAGATAGCGTTTTTAAGATCGCAAAAGATAACGATCTTAAACAAGTCATTTTAGTCGAAGATACTTTAATTGGTTTCTTTGAGGCGTACAAGCGCAGCAAAGAGATGGGCATTCAATTAATATTTGGTCTTAGATTATCAATGAGAAATTCGTCTTTGCCAGAAGACGAAGGAAGTCAACATAAGATAATCATCTTTGCAAAAGATGATCTCGGATGCAAGCTGCTTAATAAAATATATTCTAAAGCATTTTGCACTAATACTGGATTCTTAGATTATAATGATCTTAAAGACTTATGGAGCGAAGATTCTCTCAAGCTCGCTATTCCATTTTACGATTCGTTTATTTATATAAATAACCTATCTTTCGGAAACGCCGTGCCTGATATTTCTTTTACAAAACCAACCTTATTCTTCGAAGAGAATGATTTGGCGTTAGATTTTATTTTAAAAGAGAAGGTAAAAGAATTTTCTATTAACAATGATATCCCAATGACTAAAGTTCGTAGCATTTATTACAACAAAAAGTCAGACGTTAAAGCGTTTATGGCTTATAAGATAATTTGTAATAGAACTTTTGGTCGAGATAGATCTTTAGATAAACCAGAACTGCCGCATTTTTGCAGCGATAAATTTAGCTTCGAAGCTTGGAAGGAAGAGAATGTTACGATTTAATAAAGAACAAAAATACATTTGCTTTGATTTTGAGACCTGCCATCTCAATCTTTTAGACAACAGCAATAAACCTTGGCAACTAAGCTATTTAATAGCTAAAGGTAGCAACATAATTAAAGAAGTAGATAATCATATCTATTGGCCTGATTTAAAGCTTTCTGAAGGAGCCAAACTCGTCACTCATTTTGATGAGCGCAAATATCGTTCACTAGCAGTTGATCCAAAAGAAGTGTTGGCTGCGTTTGAGGAGATCATTTATGATGATCAATACTTAATTATAGGACAAAACCTTCTTGGTTTTGACGTTTATATCCACAACACATACAGAAGACTTCTCGGTTATAAAAGCGACTTCTCTTACGTTAAGAGGATTATTGATACCAACTGTATCGCCAAAGCAATTAAAAAGAATCTAAAACCCCAAAGAGATTCTGATTTTACTTTCTGGCAGTATAGATTAAATGATTTTCGAGAAAAAGGCTTGAAGACCAGTATTAAAACTCAATTGAAAGAATATAAGATTGACTTTGACGAGAACATGCTACATAATTCTATGTACGACGTTCAGATGAATTTTAAGATTTTTCAGAAGCAGCTTTGGCAAATTGAAATATGAATTTTTTACAAGACATAAAGCCTTATGATAACGCCATGCTTCCCGGCGTTCGATTGCCACAGATCTCTATCGAAAGTAAATATTACGACTTGTTGAGCATACCCACTTCTTCAGATAATTTTACATTTCTGAAGACTTTGTGTTACAAGAGTTTAAATAACTTAGGATTAAATAATAATCAATATGTTGAGCGAATGGAGATGGAGTTAGAAATCTTCAAAGAGCTTGACTTCGTTGACTATGTACTTCTCAACTGGGATATTCTTAATTTCTGCCATGAAAATAATATTCCAACTGGTGCTGGCCGTGGTAGTGCTGCGGGTTCTTTGGTTTTGTTTATCGTGGGTGTTACGAAAGTCGATCCAATAAGATACGAGTTGTTCTTTGAGCGTTTCGTTAGTCGCTCTCGCGCAAAGAAGATTATTAAAGATGACATAACTTATCTTGACGGTTCTTTGCTTCCTGATGTTGATAATGACATTAGCTATGATCGACGCATTGAAGTAATTAAATATATTGAGCAAAAGCATTTAGGTAAAACATCAAAGATATTAACTCTTAATACTTTATCTAGTAAACTTTGCATCAAAGAATGTGGAAAAATTGTCGGCGGTCTTTCCGAGACAGAGGTAAACGAAGTCAGCGATAATATTCCAAAACTATTTGGTCGAGTTTTTGAATTAGAAGAGGCTTATAAAGCTAACGATAAATTCAAAGCTTGGGTGGATCAGAATAAATTCGTTTTCGAAATAGGAAAGAAGATTGAAGGCTTGAACAAGAATACTGGCGTTCATCCTTCCGGTATCGCTATTTCTTATTACAAGATTGAAGAAGTCTGCCCAGTACAAAAGACTTCGGATGGCGATTTAGTTAGCGGCTACGATATGAATTATGTAGCTGAGTTGATGGTGAAGTTTGACGTTCTTGGGTTGAGGACTTTAACTGTGGTTAGTGAGGTTTGCAAGAGGTTAAATATACAAATGGCTTCTATTGATCCAGAAGATCCTTTTATTTATGAAAACTTGCAGGGTCTTAGAACTCCACAAGGATTATTTCAAATTGAAGCTGAAACTAATTTTAAAGTATGTCGTAAAGTTCAACCCAAGTCGCTAGAACAACTTAGTGCAGTGGTGGCTATTGCTCGCCCCGGTGCTTTGGACTTCGCTGATCAGTACGCTACATATTCTGCATCAGGAGTATTCCAATTAGTGCATGACTTCTTTAAAGATGAGCTTTCATACACTGGAGGTATTCCTCTCTATCAGGAGCAATTAATGAAGATGGCCGTGCGTCTTGGATTTACTCTTGATGAGTCTGAACAGTTGCGTCGAATTGTCGGTAAAAAGAAAGTGGATCAAATGCCAGCTTGGCAAGGCAAGATCCGTCAAAAAGTTACAGAGCAGAATTTAGACCCAGCAATTGGAGATGTGTTATGGAAGGTGGCTGAAGACTCAGCAAATTATTCGTTTAATAAATCGCACTCGATTTCATACGCTATTTTAGCTGCATGGACGATTTATCTTAAATTCAAATATCCACATGAATTTTTCTTAGCTCTTCTTCGATTGTCTAAATTTGAACCTGATTCACATCAAGAAATTAACAAAATATCTAAAGAGTTAGTATTCTTTGACATTAAGCTTTTGCCTCCTGATCTAGCCAAGTCATCTCTTGATTTCAAGATTGAAGATGGAAATATTAGATTTGGTTTGAATTCTATCAAAGGCGTTTCAGAAAAGACTCTTCAATCTCTTCAGAATTTTCGCGAAACAACTACTCCCACAAAATTCGATATCTTTATTTCTGCAAAACAAGCAGGAATTAATATAGGCGTGCTTTCATCTTTGATTCAAGCAGGAACTCTTGGCTCATACACTCATCGACGATCACGCTTGGTCCTTGAAGCTCAAGCTTTTAATGTCTTAACAGACAAAGAAAAGAAGTTCGCTTGTAGTGTCGGCCCAAAATACGATTATGATATCTTAAATATTATTAGTGAATGCGCGTTCAAAGCTCAATCTCTTAATGAAAGCGGAAAACCATTCATGAATGAAAAGCGTAAGGTCACATTCAAGAAAAAGTATGATGAGTATAAGAAAATCTACGAGCAAAACAAGAATTATGAAAAATTTGCAAACTGGGTCTTTGAAAACAGGTTGTTAGGATACACTCCAACAATTAGACTAAAGACAATTTTCCAACAATCTGAATGCACTTTCACAGATACGTTAGAGTTTCATTCTGCTTTTAAAGAAGACAGAATTAAAATGATTGGTGTAATAGATGACGTATATAAAGGAAAGACTAAAAAATCTAACTCTACGTTTTATCGTTTTCAATTAAAAGATGAAGTGGGCAGCATAAGTGCTATGTTTTTAGATGGTGGAAAACATCAGAGATTAACAGAATATCTTGAAGACGGTCTAAAGATACCAGAGAAAGAAAGTATTGTAGTTTTCACTGGCAGAAAAGGAGATGATGTGTTATGGATAGAGAACATAGGAATCTTAGACGAAAAGATCTACATGAAATTATCTGATATAGAATGAAAAATTTAAATCTTACTCCTAGAGCGCAAAAACTAATCAAAGAAGCTTATAAAATAGCTGTAGATTTCAAACACACAGAGATCACGCATCTTCATTTGTTTATAAGTTTTCTTAATCTTAGTCAAAGCCAAATAGAAGAAGCGTTTGGTAATTTTGGAATAGATTCTTTAAAAATAAAAAACAGTGCTATAAAATTTTTAAAAACCAACACTACAGCGCAAAAGAAATCAGTAACTAGACCTTTATTATCTGAAGGCATAAAGACCATTTTTAAATGCGCCAAGAGTATATCTTCTAAATTTGATCATAAGTATATTGGTTTAGAACATGTATTTATAAGTTTATTTGAAGTGCCTGATCAAAAGTTTGAACTATACTTAATAGATTATAATTATGACTTTGTTAAAATAGTAGATTACGTTGAACAAAAGCTAGAAAACGACGACATGCTTCCAAGTGTTGAAGAAGAAGAAATAAATGTTCCTAATAAAGCGAAGCAAACCTTTGATATTAAGAAGTATAAAATCTTAAACACTTATGCTAACAATTTAAATACACAAGTAGTTAATGGAAAAATTAATAACTTACATTTAAATAAAGAACTAATACAAAAAATTTCAGAAGTCCTTTGCCGCAAAAATAAGAACAATCCTTTAATTGTTGGCGAAGCCGGTGTGGGTAAAACCGCACTTGTTGAATCTTTGGCTCAAGCAATAGTAAAAGGAGAAGCTTCGGATTTGCTTAGTCTTAAACAAATTTATAGCCTAGACATACCCATGATGATTGCTGGTTGTAAATTTCGCGGCGAATTTGAAGAAAAGATCAAGAACCTATTAAAAGAAATAACTGATGATCCATACATTATTCTTTTTATAGATGAAATTCATACTATTATTGGTGCTGGTAATCCAGAGAATGGAAACGACATGGCTAATATTTTAAAACCATATTTAGCTAGAGGAGAGATTAGCTGTATTGGAGCAACAACATTCGATGAATACAAGAAAACTATTTCAGACGATCCGGCATTATCTAGGCGTTTTCAAATTATCAAAATTGAAGAGCCGACAAAAGAACAAACTTTTAATTTAATTAAAAACATTAAAGGTGGATACGAGAGTTTTCATATTATTGATTTTACTGACGAAGTTTTACGCTTTACTATTAACAGTGCTGAGAAATATATTGAAGGAAGATTCCCTGATAAAGCTTTAGATATTATTGATCAAGTTGGAGCGAAAGTTAAATTGAAAAATTTTGTAAAATCCGCCGAGATGATCAAGATAGAAAAAAAACTCAGCAAATTTGTCGGCTCAAACGAACGAGTTAGCGAAAACAAAAAAATAGCTTCTTTAGAAACTCTTTTAGTTGAATATGAAGAATCAACAAAAAAGATGATAAACAATTGGCGAAATAATAAATATCAAATAACAAACTCTGATATTTTAGAAGTTATATCTGATAAAACAAATATTCCAATTGATGATTTAAAATTACAAGACTTTGAAAAAGTTAAATCTCTCAAGATTAAACTAAAAGAACAAGTCTTCGGTCAAGAATCTCAAATAGAACATATTTATAAATCTTTAATTAGGGTCAAGGCTGGCTTTCGCAACCCTAGCAAACCGATATGTTCTATGCTTTATGCAGGTCCAACAGGTGTTGGAAAAACCATGACTGCAAAAATTATAGCTGAATCTTTATTCATTAATAAAAATAATTTTATAACAATCGATATGTCTGAATATACAGACAAAGCGGCTGTAAATAAATTAGTTGGTTCTAGCCCCGGTTATATTGGATTTGATAAAGGAGGAGTTCTAACAGAAAAAGTTAGAAAGAATCCATATTCTTTGATTCTTTTCGATGAAATACAAAAAGCAGATGAAGATGTTTTGTATTGTTTGTTACAAATTTTAGAAGAAGGCAAGATAACAGACTCTTCAGGAAAAACTGTTGATTTTTCTAATTCCATGATTGTGATGACTACAAATATTGGTGCCGAAAGCATTAATCATTCTGCTATTGGATTTGGTAAACAAAAATCCAGTAAATCAGACGTATTATCATCAATTAAGAAACATTTTCCCGCTGATCTACTTAATCGAATCGATGAAATTGTTATTTTTGACGCTCTTGGTGAAGAAAACATCAAATCAATCATAGAAAAAGAACTTCAACTATTTAAAAACGATCTATCTAATAGAGACGTAACCATTAAATATTCTTCAGAAGTTACAAACCACATCTTTAGTAAGATTCAATTTAATAATTTTGGCGCAAGACAAGTTATCAAAACCATTCAACGTGAATTGCAAACTCAAGTTGCAGAAAAAATGCTAGATGCGGACAAGAAATTGAATTTAGAAATTTCTATCAAAGATGGTAATATTTGTGTAATTTAATTAGAATAAAACATTTTAATATTTCTACAGTATATGAATGAACATAACCCTATTTATGGTATAAATCCAAATCCGCCATCATCTAATGACACATTTGATTTTGTGATGCCAGACATTCCTGAACCACCGCAAAATGAAAAGCCAGAGCCTAAAGATAGAGATTCTGTAGGTTTTAAATTTGGCTTTATTGGTGCTGGTCAAGGTGGCGGAAAATTGGCTGAAACATTTTCTCAAATTGGTTATGCTCGCGTTGGTGTTATTAATACTGCCGATCAAGATCTTGCCACCATCAACGTGCCAAATAAAATGAAATTTGGTGAACAGCAAGGAGCAGGAAAAAACAGAGAATTCGCTAAACAGGCTTTTTTGAATAGTAAAGAAGATGTCGTTGATTTTATTAAGTCTTCTATCGGTACTGATATAGATCGTATCTTTGTAACAGTTGGTGCTGGCGGTGGAACTGGTGCTGGTGTTTGTTCTGAGCTTGTTAAAACGGTTAAAGAATATCAGAATACAATTAAAGCTGGTTCTCCTTATGTTGGTTTGATTCTAGCTCTGCCAAAGCTTTCTGAAGGTAAAAAGGTAAGCCAAAACGCTTATGAAACATTAAAAGAAGCTTGTGAACTAGTAGAACAAAAGATTGTTTCTCCTCTTATCATTCTTGATAACGAAAGAATCAATTCTCTTTATCCAAAATTATCTGTAAATAAATTCTGGCAAGTAGCAAATGCAAATATTTGTTCTTTGTTCCATTTGTTTAACAACATAATTACTAAAAATAGTCAGTATAGCACATTTGACACAAATGATTTCAGAACTGTTCTCGATTCTGGTATTATGGTTTTTGGTGCAGCTAACATTACTAATGTTAGTAGTGAATCCGAGATCAGCAAAGCAGTACGCGAAAATCTTAAGAGAAATGTTCTTTGCGGCGAGCTTGATCTTTCTACTGGTAGCACCGCTGCTGCTGTGGCTATTTGCGATGAAAAGACATTAGATAGTATTCCTCAAGAATACTTAGACAACGCTTTCAATCAATTGAATAGAACTCTTAAAACCAACAGTACAGTTCATCAAGGCGTTTATAAAGGAGTTAAAGAAGGTCTTTCTATATTTACCGCTATCGGAGGCATTGCAACTCCTGTTGATAAACTAGACGCTCTTCTAAAAGCTAGTCAATAAGTGTAATAAATTATATGTCTTATAATCAAGATCTACAATTTTGTTATTTCAATACTGGAACAACTATCACTCCAACAAGCGATAAAGATGTCTATATTGTTTCTGCATTAGCTTCGTTTAGCGGAGATTTTGGCACTGTAACTTTAGGCGCAAATCAATCTTTAAACCCCACTGTTCCAATTAAAATTTCTAGTCCAGTTGTTAGCGGAACGGCTAGAAGTTTGTTCTATTATTTCGAATAATTTGATTAGAAATATCGCAGGATACTAATAATATCCTGCGATATATGAATCTTCAGATTTACAAGCCCAACCCAAAGAATCAAGGTTGTGCAATTAGTTTTCAAATCTCACAAAAGCCAAACAATGAGCCTCAGTTTTATGTAAACTGTATCGCTCAACATTCTTGGAATGATCAGACCAAGACTGCATCATTCGCAGAAAGCAGAAATAATCCTTCAAAGACTATTGCTGTTAAGTTCAACGAATTTGAGCTTGGAGAAATGATCAACGCATTTCAACAAAAGACTTCTTATTCCGCATTCCATTCAAGCGAATCAAATAAGACACAAATTAAACTAGCTCCTTATGAAAAGACTAAGGGTACTGGCGATTACGCTGTAAAGTATACTGCATTCGGTATTTCTTTTATTAGAAACGGTGCTGACACTTTCAAGGTTCCACTAGAACCGGGAGAAGCTGTTAGGTTAATCGCTTTTATTAATAAGTTTTATTCTGTTCTGGACGATTCTCGGAAGATGATTCCAAAGACAGATCAAGCTCCAGCGCAAACGCCAGTACAAAAACGCGAACCAGTTCAAGAATCCGCTCCAAAGACTAAGAAGGTAGAGCCAGTTGTTGCTGATTCAGAAGAAATGGATTTCTAATGCGTAAAAAACGGGTTTTAATTCATAGCAACTTTTGTAAAATGTTTACCGGCTTTGGTAAGCATAAAAAGAATCTATTATCATATCTATATAATACCGGCAAATACGATATAATAGAATTAAGTAATGGATATACTTGGGAATCTGAACAATTAAAATTTGTTCCTTGGGAATCTTACGGTACGTTACCTAGCGATCCAGAGATTCATAAAGAAATAGCTATTGATGAAAGACGTAAAAATGCTGCTGGCTATGGAGCCGAAATGATTGATCATGCAGTAAAAGAATTAAAACCCGATATTTATTTAGGAATCGAAGACGTTTGGGCGTTCAATGGCTTTATAGAAAAAGAATGGTGGAATAAAATTCATTGCATCGTTCATACGACATTAGACAGTCTTCCAATACTTCCTGATGCGGTTAACGCCGCAGACAAGATAAAGAATTATTTTGTTTGGGCATCGTTCGCTGAAAAAGCGATGCATAAACTTGGTCACACTCATGTAAAAACCGTACATGGAACATTAGACGCTTCTTCTTTTTATCGTCTTACTGATGAAAATAGATTAAAATTAAGAAATAGATTTAAGCTATCAGATGAATACATTATTGGTTTCGTTTTTAGAAACCAATTGCGTAAATCAGTTCCAAATTTACTCGATGGTTTCAAACTATTTCAAGAAAATAATAAACAATCCAAAGTAAAACTTCTTTTACATACCTCTTGGAACGAAGGTTGGGATATATTAAAGCTTTTAAAAGAAAAAGAAATTGATACAAAAAACATATTAACTACTTATATATGTAAAAATTGCAACGCTTATAATGTAAAATCATTTTCGTCTCATGTTGTAAATTGTGATTTTTGTCGCACACAAAATAGCTGCGAAACCACCAATGTTAAAACAGGAGTAAATGAACAACAATTGAATGAGATATATAATCTTATGGATGTATATTGTCATCCATTCACTTCTGGCGGACAAGAAATCCCAATTCAAGAAGCAAAACTGACTGAATTAATAACTCTCGTCACTAATTATAGTTGTGGCGAAGATTGTTCCACAGAAGCTAGTGGAGGCTTTCCTCTTGAATGGGCTGAATACAGAGAGCCTGGAACTCAATTCATTAAAGCTTCTACATTGCCAACTAGCATTTTTTCTCAATTACAGCATGTATATAATTTACCATTAGAAACCAAGAAACTATTGGGTAAATCAGCAAGACAATTTGTAATAGATAATTATAGCATAGAAGTCGTTGGTAAGTTTTTTGAAAATTTATTCGATAGTTTTCCGCATGTAGATTATGTTTTTGAAAATAAAAAATTAAAATGCGATGCATTTTACGATCCAGATCCCAATTTACAAGATAAAGAATGGGTAGAATCTTTATATGACAACATCTTAACGAAACAAGATCCAGCAGGTGTCGTTCATTGGATGCAAAGATTAAAAGCTGATCTTAAAAGATCTGATGTATTAAATTATTTCAGAAAAGTAGCTTTGTCAGAAAATCAAAATTCGTTTTTAGATGAAATGCTTTCTTCTCTCAAAGAAAATAAAGATTCAAAAAAAATAGCATTTATTCAACCCAATGGAGTTGAAGAAATTATTATTGCCACATCTTTAGTAACTTCTATTAAGAAGACCTATCCTGATTATGATATTTATTTCTTCACAAGAAACGAGTATTTTGATTTAATAAATTCGCATCCTGATGTTAAAAAAGTCTTAAACTATTTTAATAAAATGGATGATCCGTTATTTTTCGAAGGCAAAGGAGCTAATAATAAATATTTTGATATAGTGTTTGCGCCATATCTATCTATTAATAATAATTATTTCAGAAACGCAGAAGATATTATTCAATATAACATATATGAATCTAACTGAAAAAATGGCTTTAGATTGCGGAGTTAAAATCTCCAAACCTTATCTTGATAAATATTTTCTGCCAATCAAAAATGATAATTATATAATTATCGACACAAGAAGCAAAAACGATACTGGTGAATATGATTATTTTAATGATGTCCTTGATCTTATTAAAGATTACTTAAAAGAAGCTAATATAGATGTTTTTCAACTAGCAACCGAGAAAAATAATAAACTTGCTTGCAGTAAATGCTACATAACGATAAACAAAAAACAAGAAAACTATTTGATATCTAAAGCTAAACTGTTAATTTCTAATGAAAATTATAGTTTATACATCGCTTCTGTTTTTAATGTAAAATCTATTGGTTTGTATTCTATATTTAATCCAAAAAACACACAACCAGTTTGGAATCAAAATTCTCAAATAATTTTAGAATCTGACAGAGAC